AAAAGCGACTGAGTTAGAAAAAACTATTAACGATAATACTTTAAGTTTTGAAAATAGACTCGCAGCTGTTGACGCAGAGCAAGCATTATTTCAAAAGCAATTAGACGACAAAGTAATTTCAGAAGAGGAGTATAATCGTAAGGTAAAAGGACTATCCAAATCGAGAGAGGATATTGACAAAGCAGAAAAGAATGCTAAATTAGCACAAGCAGGAGCAGTTGCAAATGCTTTAGATGGATTGGCAAAAATAGCAGGTGAAAAAACTGCAGCAGGAAAAGCATTAGCTATAGCATCAGCAACTATTAACACGTATAAAGGTATTTCAGAAGTTTGGGGTGCTGCATCTATGGGAAATCCTGTTGTGGATATGGCTGTTAAAATTGCTTCTACTGCTATTGTAGCTACACAAGGTATTGCAAACGTGCAAAAGATTATGTCTGTTCAAGTACCTGAAGGCGGTGGTGGCGGTGGTGGTTCTGCTCCATCAGCTCCTACAGCTGCTGCTCCAAGCTTCAATGTAGTAGGTCAAGGTGGTGCAAATCAATTAGCACAATCAATAGCAGGACAAGAACAACAACCTTTAAAAGCGTATGTAGTATCAAATGATGTAACAACAAGTCAATCATTAGATAGAAACATAGTAAACAACGCATCAATAGGTTAATGCAACTATAAATAAAAACTATTAAAATTATAATTTACTATAAATAAAAACTTGCGTTGCAAAGTATTGGTTTTATTAGCATTTTGCGTTAAATTAAAAAACTTTAAAAAAACAATATAGCATATAATAATTAATTATAATCCTTTAAATCAAATAAAAACAACTTTAAAATTAAAGTTTAAAAAACAAAACAAAATTTAATTTATTTTAATAATATGAAGATAATAGAACTAATAATAGACGAAAACGAAAAACTATCAGGAGTTGATGCAGTTTCAATAGTAGAATTTCCTGCAATAGAATCTAATTTTATTTCATTAAATAAACAATTAGCACTGGCTAAAGTTGATGATGAAAAACGTATTTTAATGGGTGCTGCTTTAATTCCTAATAAGCACATTTATAGAAGAAATGGTGAAGATGAATATTACATTTTCTTTTCTGATGAAACAGTACGTAAAGCAAGTGAATTATTTTTGATGAATTCAAATCAAAATAATGCAACATTAGAACACGAAAAAGAATTAAAGGATTTAAGTATCGTTGAATCTTGGATTGTAGAAGATTCTGAAATGGATAAGTCTAAAAAATATGGTTTAGATGCACCTGTAGGGTCTTGGGTAGTTTCAATGAAAGTAAACAATGATACTATATGGAATGACTTTGTTAAAACAGGTAAGGTTAAAGGATTTTCGATTGAAGGATATTTTGCTGACAAATTAGAAATGAGTTTAGAAAAAGAAAAAGAATTAGAGTTAATGGAACAAATAAAAAACATCATTTTAAATGGTGAAAAAAAAAAGTTCAATTAGCTAAAATATCTTTTGATTATGATTCTACATTATCTACTGCAAAAGGTACAGAATTAGCAAAGAAACTAATAGCAGAAAATAACGATTTATATATTATTTCTGCAAGGCATTTAAAAAGTGGAATGTTAAATAAAGCTAAAGAATTAGGTATTCCTTTAAATAGAGTTTATGCAACAGGAAGCAATACAAATAAAATTAATAAAATCAAAAGTTTAAAAATAGATACACATTACGATAATAATGAAAATGTTATTAAACAAATTGATGGAATTGGAAAATTATTTACAAACGATTAAATTAAAAATTATGTCACAAAAAACAAGTTCACCTAAAGGTGGGAAAAGAGGATGTTTATGCAAAGATGGAACTTATAATTCAGAATGTTGCAAAGGTGAATTATCAGAACAAGGAATTGGTACTACAGTATCACAATCTAATTGTGTAGTTAAAGATTCTGCAGGTAATATAATATCAACAAGAACTAACTAATTTATAACAAAAACAAATAATAATAATTTAACTAATAAATACTTATTAATATGAATGTAATCAATGAAATCAAAACTCTTTTGGGTATGGAAGTAAAACTTGCTCAAATGAAACTAAAAGACGGAGTTACTGTTTTAGAAGCTGATGCTTTTGAAATGGATAACAATGTTTTTATTGTTAATGGTGAGGAAAAAATTCCTGTACCTGTTGGAGAATACGAATTAGAAGATGGAATGATTTTAGTAGTAACCGTTGAAGGTGTTATTGCTGAAATTAAAGAAGCAGTTGTTGAAGCACCTGAAGCACCTGAATCTGAAGTAGAAGTTGAGGTTGAAGCACAAGCAGAAACAGCTACTCCAAAAAGAATTGTTGAATCAGTTTCTAAAGAAATGTTTTTTGCAGAAATTGAAAAATTAAGAACTGAAATTGCTGAATTAAAATTAGCTAAAGAAGTTGTTAAAGAAGAATTAAGTTCAGATGTTGTTGTTGAACCATTGACACATTCACCTGAAGTTAAAAACGAAATTAAACTAAATAAATTATCACCTAATCGCCAAATGACTACACAGGATTTAGTTATGGCAAAACTTTTTAATTAATAAATTATGGCTACTACAACAACCATTACTTCGCCTACTTATGCAGGTGAATTTGCAGGAAAATATATTTCTGCAGCGTTACTTTCAGGATCTACTATTGCAAATGGTGGAATTGAAGTATTACCAAACGTAAAATTCAAACAAGTAATTTCTAAAATTGGAACTGATGCAATCGTTAAAGATGCTACTTGTGATTTTGATGCTACTTCTACTGTAACATTAACTGAAAGAGTTATTCAACCTGAGGAATTCCAAGTAAATTTACAACTTTGTAAAAAAGACTTCCACCAAACTTGGGAAGCAGTTCAAATGGGATATTCTGCATTTGATTCTTTGCCACCAAGCTTTTCTGACTTCTTAATTTCTCACGTAGCTACTAAAGTTGCTGAAAAAACAGAAAAAAATATTTGGGCGGGTGTTACTGCTAATGCAGGTGAATTTAACGGATTTACAAGATTATTAACTTTAGATGCAGGTTTACCTGCTGCACAAGAAGTTGCTGCTACTTCAACTAACATTACTGCTTCTGCTACTGTAGTTGCTGAACTTGGAAAATTAGTAGATGCTATTCCTGCTTCACTTTACGGAAAAGAAGATTTGTACTTATATGTTTCACAAGCTACTGCACGTGCTTATGTTAGAGCATTAGGTGGATTTGGAGCTTCAGGTTTAGGTGCTAATGGTACTAACGCTATGGGTACACAATGGTATAATAATGGAAGTTTATCTTTTGATGGTATTAAAATATTTGTTGCTAATGGTTTAGCTCCAACTGTTGCTATTGCTGCTCAAAAATCTAACTTATACTTTGGAACAGGTCTATTAAATGATACTAACGAAGTTCAAGTAATTGATATGTCACCAATTGATGGTTCACAAAACGTAAGAGTTGTAATGAGATTTACTGCTGCAGTTCAATATGGTGCTGTTGAAGATATTACTACATACGGAATTACAAACGCTGCTAACTAATACTAATTTAGTTTATTTAAATAAGGGTAGGTAAAAGTACCTGCCCTTTTTTATTAACTTTTAAAAAAATAAAACTATGCCTTGCGATATATCATTAGGAAGAGCCGAACAATGTAAAAATTCAATCGGTGGATTAAAAGCTGCATACTTCATTAATTGGGGTGATGCAACAACGGTAACATATTCTGCAACTGCAGGACAAGAAGATGTAATTACTGCATTAGGTGGAACGCCTACAGGTTACAAATATGAATTAAAAGGAACTTCAACATTTGAACAAACTGTTACTTCATCAAGAGAAAATGGAACTACATTTGTGGACCAAAAACTATCTTTAAGTATTAAAAAATTATCTATTGCTGATCACAAGCAGTTGAAACTTTTAGCTTATGGAAGACCTCAAATTATTGTAGAAGATAACAATGGAAACTTCTTTTTAGCAGGTTTAACTAAAGGAATGGATTTAGTTACTGCAACTATTTCAAGTGGTGCTGCAATGGCTGATATGTCAGGTTACAAAATGGAATTCCAAGGAATGGAACCTGTACCTGCAAACTTTGTAACAGGACCATTAACTACTGCTATTTTAACAACTATTGTTGAAGGAACTGTAGCATAATATTATTGTTTGTTTTTTATAAAAGGGGTGCTATTTATTTAGCATCCTTTTTTGTTTTAAAACAATTTTAAGTTTAAATTATTAATATATAAAAATAGTTTATGATAATTTTAAAAGAACAAAACACAACACAAAGCATTACATTTATTCCACGTGAAATGAATGCTACAACTATTGTTTTAAGAAATGAAACTACAGGGACTGAAACAAATATAGCAGCTGATTTTTATTTGTCAGATTATTACATAACAGCTACAACTATTTTTGCATTAAAAGAAAATACATTTTATAATTTAACTATTAAAAATGGTAATAATATAGTTTACAAAGATAAAATATTTTGCACAAATCAAGCAAATGATACTTATACAGTAAACCAAAATCAATACGTTTCAAACGTTACAAACAACGAATTTAAAATTTATGAGTAATATATCAATAGTAAATTTAAGTGCTTATACGAGCCCTATAATTAAAGAAAATAAAAAAGGCGATTATATTGAATACGGAAGTGATAATAATTACTTTCAATATTTAATTGATAGGTATTTATATAGTGCTACAAATGGTGCTATTATTACAGGTATTGCAAATATGATTTATGGTAAAGGTTTAGATGCTTTAGATTCTAACAAAAAACCTAATGAATATGCACAAATGAAATCTATTATAAAGGATTCAGATTTGCGTAAAATAGCATTAGAACGTAAATTGTTAGGAATGGCTGCTATGCAGGTTGTAAAAGAAAAGAATTTAGTTAAACAAGTTCTTCATTTTCCAATGCAAACATTACGTGCAGAAAAATGTAACGATAAAGGGCAAATAGAAGCATATTATTACCATTATGATTGGAAGAATAAAAAGCCAAGTGAAGAAGTAAAAAGAATTCCTGCTTTTGGTTTTGGTAATGGTAATGAAGTAGAAATTTATGTAATTAAACCATACTTAAGTGGTTTTGATTATTATACACCAATAGATTATTCAGGTTCTTTACCTTATGCTTATTTAGAAGAATCAATAGCTGATTATCAGATTAATGATGTTCAAAATGGATTTAGTGGTACTAAAGTTATAAATTTTAACAATGGTATTCCTTCTGAAGAAATGCGTGACACTATGAAGCGTGATGTTATGGCTAAATTAACAGGTGCAAGAGGTGAAAAAGTAATTATAGCTTTTAACGCTAATGCAGAATCTAAAACTACAGTTGAAGATTTACCTTTGAACGATGCACCAGCACACTATGAATATCTAAGTAAAGAATGTTTTGATAAATTAATTGTAGGCCATAGGGTTACTTCACCAATGCTTTTAGGGATTAGAACAGGCGAAGGTGGTTTAGGTAACAATGCTGATGAAATTAAAACTGCAACTTTGTTATTTGACAACATAGTTATTAAACCATATCAACTTGAAATAATTGATGCACTTGATGAAATATTAGCAATTAATAGTATATCATTAAAATTATATTTTAAAACAATACAACCTTTAGAATTTGTTGATATTGAAGGAATGAATGCACAAACAAAAGAAGAAGAAACAGGTGTTAAAATGTCAGAACATACTTGTTTAAGTTCTAAAGATTTAACAGATGAAGA